ATGAGATTATTGATGCTCGTGAAATTTCCAATATGAGTGATTCTATTATGTTTGTGGTGAGATATGCCTGATATTTCTTTCTGTCATCTTGCTTCAGCTGGTAAAAAATTGTCTACCGAAAAAATGGTAGAGAATGTGAGAAAATATTATCCTGATGCCTATTACTTTTTGGGATCAGATAATGCAGATGATTTATCTGATATTGCAATCGACAATAATTGTGATTACTATCCTTTTAGAACCAAAGTGGGATATCCTAGTTATAACTTAGAAAAATTATTATTGTGGTTAGAAAGATTTAAACTAGCTTGCCAAAAATGTGGCACATCACATATAATGATGATGGAAGATGATGTTTGGATTAAAAAACAAATTACAATAGAAGATGATTGGGAAATGGTAGGCCACGATATTCGTATTGGAAATGTGATTCCTGATTTCATTATAGATAGTATTGAATCTTTTTCTGGCACGAAACCTTTAACTGATCAGTATGGTTGTGGTGGAGGTTCTATATTTAAAGTTTCAACTTTCTTAAACAATTATGACAGAGTGGTTGAGTGGTTTAAAGAAAATCATGATTGGTTTCAAATAAAATATAATCCTTTGGGTTATATGGATTGTTATATGGTTGTATATTATTTTTTATGCGGTAAGAATTATTCAGTAAATCCTTATATGACAGATACTCATCACCATCAAAACGATGGTTATGATTATGATAAATTTGTAAATGAACAACCAGAAAAAATAGAAATTGTTAATAACTATAAAAAATATTATTGGATATGAACGACATAACGATTGTAACTGCCTTCTTTGATATTGGCCGTGGTGACTGGACACCAGATAAAGGTTTACCACACTATCTACATCGAACAAATCAAACATACCTACAAAGATTTGGTCACATGGCTAAATTAGAAAATCCTATGGTTGTATACACATCAAAAGAATTCGTCAATGATATTAAATTTTTAAGGCAAGACCGAGTTACCGATATACTCACAGTTGATTTTGAAAATAACTTTCAAGAACTAAGAGAAAAAGTTTCAAAGGTACAAAAAAATCCTGAATATCAAAGTAAAATTAATCTTAAAGAAAATCGCAATCCAGAGTATTGGAATGCTGACTATGTTATTGTCAATGCATTGAAATCCTCTTTCATTTCAAAAGCAATTGAGAATAATTTAATTACCACCGACCTTGTTGCATGGATGGATTTTGGTTATTGCCGAGAAGAATCAACACTCAATGGTGTTAAGAAATGGAAATATCCTTTTGATAAAAATAAAATACATTTCTTCAATATTAAAGAGTGGACACCCAACACATATATTAGTGATGTTATTTTTAACAATGATGTTCATGTAACAGGCCCGTGTATTGTTGCAGGAAAAGAAATGTGGCCAACACTAGAAAAAATGGTGTATCATAGCATAAATGAGTTACTTAAAAATGATTTAGTTGATGACGACCAAACATTACTATTAATGTCTTATCTACAAAAACCAGAATTGTTTGAATTACATCCAGTTTCTAAATCGGACTGGTTTGTTGCCTTTAAGGAATTTGCTGAATGAAAATATTTGTTAGTGGTACCTCTAATCTAGGTGATTTTTTAAATGCCATGCCTGTTTTGGCTGGTATAAGTAAAGATGTTGCTAAATTTGATCTTGTGATTAAAAGTGAAATGCGTAAATTTAATGGCATTAAAGAATTTTTACTTTATCAAGATTTATTTACTGATGTTTCTTTTGATGACGAATTGTTTATGTATGGTGATGTCATTAATTTAAGTTCATGGCCAATTAGAGAGGATAAAAAAGATCCGAATAGACCAATAGAAACTTGTCGTTATGAAAATTGGTTGAATGACAAATACAGAATGTTATTTAAAGTTGATGATGATTTCACAGTAAAAACACCAGAATATAATATTACTGTGAAAGATGCATATTATGTTGGTGACCGCTGGGCGGTGGGTAATATTGATGACCGCAGAGAAACTCATATACTATCACATTTAAAAGATTGTGAGTTTCTTAATTTTAATCGGCCAATGTTGGAGAATGCTTACATTATTAAAAATTTAAAGAAGCCATTTATCACAAACTTTACTGGTGTTGGTATGCTCGCTGACCTATGTAATGTTCCTTTATATTGTGTTTGGAAAGCAGAAGATTGGAAACCAGAATTTAGAGTTGGTGATGATGTATCGTGGGATAATGGCAAGAACATCAATCAAATATTTGAAAAACATTTCTATTTGAATCGAAAAGCTAAACTTGTTCATGCAAATGAATTGCAAACACTATTATGATTATTAATATTGAAGCAGGCACCTTTGGTACAGTTCGTAATGGTGACATGATTGGCGTTGCTAATGTATTAGAGCACATACGAAAAGTTAACAACAATCCACTAATTCAATTCCACTTGAAGCCAGGTAATGTTAGCTCTGACACACATTGTCAAACATTTTATGAGATAATGTTGAAGATGACTAACTATTTTTCAACAGAACCGGGTGAACAATCATTACCTTGGAGAAAAGTCAATGTTTGGGATTTCAGAGATATATCTGGTGACTTGATAAAAATACCAAACAATGCACCAATGGAAAAGAAGATTGCAGTATTTCCATTATTTGATGCTCCTTACAATCAATGGCGCAATTGGCCAGAAAATGTATATAAACAAATTATTGAAAAATTTTCTACGGAAGAATATAAAGATTACGAAAAAATAATTTGTAAAAAAGGTGAGCCTACAGAAGGATGTCCGTTTGATGGTTGGCGATATTCTACTAATTTTGTACAAAACTATTACCACATCACAACAGCTGAAATATTTGTGGGTGGCGATACAGGTTCAAGCCATTTCGCTTGGGCTCTTGACAAAGGACCTAAAGACCTGTTATACTATGGATCCAGTCGAGGATTAATTCACACTTTACCATTTTATCTACTAGAAGGAAAAGGCAAAATGACAACATATTGGTTAGATTTTGAGGGAACAAAATGGCAATAAAAAAAGTTTTTATTACTGGCGTGGCCGGTTTTTTAGGATCACATTTGGCTGATGCATTTTTATCTAAAGGATATCAAGTTGCGGGTATTGATAATCTATTGGGTGGATATCGAGATAATGTTCCGGATGAAGTAGAATTCTACCAAGAAGATTTGATAGATTTTACTAAATTAAAAAATATGATGGCCGGATGTGATGTTGTATATCATACAGCGTGCACAGCATATGAAGGCCTCTCGGTTTTTTCTCCATCATTAATTGTTCAGAACACAACGCAAATTGCTGTGAATGCTATAACTGCGGCTATTCAATCCGGAGTTCCTAAATTTGTTCATTGTTCTTCAATGGCCAGATATGGAACACAAGATAGAGTTCCTTTCACCGAAGATATGACTTGTAAACCACAAGACCCATATGGTATTGCAAAGTATGGTACAGAATTACTACTACAAAATCTTGCCGAGATACACGGTATTGAACTAGTTATTGCTATTCCACACAATATCATTGGCCCTCGTCAGAAGTATGATGATCCCTTTAGAAATGTGGCAAGTATTATGATTAATTTGATGTTGCAAGGCCGCCAACCTATTATCTATGCTGATGGTTCACAAACCAGATGTTTCTCTGATATATCAGATGACGTTGACTGCCTTGTGGAATTTGCTGAGAATCCTAAAGCGGTTGGAGAAATATTCAATATTGGACCTGATGAGAATCCGGTAACCATTTTGGAACTGGCTCAAGTTGTTGCCAAGCTGTTGAATTTCGAACTAAATCCAGTATTCATGCCAGGTCGACCACAAGAGGTAAAACACGCCAACTGTTCAGCCGATAAAATCAGATATTTCTTTGGTTATAAAACAAAAATTTCATTGGAACAATCTCTACAAAAACAGATTGATTATATAAACTCAAGAGGAACAAGACCTTTTGAGTATCACCTACCACTGGAAATTATTTCCGAGAAAACTCCCAAAACTTGGACACAAAAATTGTTTTAAATCCAACAATCCGGCGGCGTATATATCGAATCGAATATCCTTATAGTTTAGCCATCAAGATTTAAATGTTGTATAAATAAGCAAATCGGCAACCATAGTGTGTTGCAAATCCAAAGGAAATTCAATGTTATCATTTAAGTCATTCTTAACTGAAGAATCGGAACAAAGTTCCGAACTCAAACATATTCATCATGCTGAAGATAGACCATTAATGCACGGCCATGCTGGTTTTGAACATGCACATGGCGCTTTGATGGCTGCTCATCAACATATAATCAGCAAAAATAAAAACACCAATCTCACGATGAAATATGACGGTTCTCCATCAATTGTTTTTGGTCACCATCCTAAGAATGGTAAGTTTTTTGTTGCAACAAAATCGGCCTTCAATAAAAATCCAAAGATTAATCACACAGAAAAAGATATCGATAAAAATCATGGTCATGCACCAGGATTAGCAAAAACACTCAAACACGCATTAAAACATTTACCAAAAGTTACACCAAAACATGGCGTATATCAAGGTGATTTAATGCATCATGCCGACACAAAGACCTTACACGAAAGTTACATTGTAGAAGCAAAAGGTGATGTTTCGTTTACTCCCAATACAATCACATATACTGCCAAAGGTAAAGAAGCAGAAAAGATTAAAAAGTCCAAAGTTGGTGTTGTTGTTCACCATCAATATAGTGATGATATGAAACACGCTTCTCCACATATTGATATGGGCAAATTCAAAGAACATCCAGATGTACATATTCATGGCGCAGAACATGATACAAGCAAAGTAAAACATTCAGCCGAAAATGAAAAACATTTTCAAAAACATATGGCTGCAGCCAAAGAAATACACGACACACATGGTCACAAGATGTATGATGCCGTTCATCCAAAACATAGTGGAGAAGCTGGCCACCTATCAACATACATAAACAAAACAGTAAAACATGATGAAGTTCCGAGTGTTAAAGGTTTTAAAGAACATATACACAACGTTCATGAAAAGCAGGCCGCAAAAGTAAAATCTGAAAAATCAAAATCTGAAAAAACAAAAGAAGGTCAATCTCAAATTTCTCATGT